CCCAAAAGGACTACCGATAGGTTTATGAGTAAATAGTAGCCCAAAGCAGATTTCAAAAACTCCTTTTCCTTGCCCTCCTTTACCTGCTTAGCGTATATCGGCACGAAGGTGGCGTTGAACCCACCTTCCCCAAAGAGTCTTCTGAAGGTGTTGGGCAGTCTGAAGGCAACAAAAAAGGCATCTGTTATCTGGGAGACGCCAAAGTGGTATGCTATGAGGGCATCTCTAATATAACCCAAAATCCTACTCAGAAGGGTTGCAAAGGAAAAGGAGAGACTGTGTTTTATTAGCTTCATTGTCTGTTGGTGCCGGAGGCGGGATTCGAACCCGCACGCCCTTTCGGGCACTGCCCCCTCAAGACAGCGCGTCTGCCAATTCCGCCACTCCGGCTTTACTATTTATTATAACACACCTCTGGGCTTTTGGTTTGTGATATAAGGTATATCCAAGTTTAGGTTTGTTATCTTTACTCCTTACCCTTTGCTTTTTATCCTTTCTCTTAGCACCAAGCCAAGCACCAAGCCAAAGCTTGGATGTAAGATATACCCACACCCAGCACCTAACCCTTGCTTATCCTTGCTTGTTTGCTTAGCACCGCACCCGCACAGCACCCCGAACTGCCCACAGCCCGCCCGCCCGACCTGTATTCTTGTTCCTACAGAAATGCTTTTCTTAACTGGGAACACGCACCTTATCCTTGCTGTAATTTGACAAATTTTTGGGACACCCCTCGCGGGTTGCGGGACATAGGGGGACATAGCGGGACTTTCTGGGACGCTTGAAAATCAAGGACTTTGGGCGGTGGGTTTTCTGCAAAATTGCAGTCTGGGGGTGTCCCACAGATTTGTCAAACTTTTTTGACAAAAAAATGGGACACTTTTTCATGGTATTTTGGGCTGGGGCAGAATTTGACAAAAAAATGGGACACCCCACCCCTCTGGACTTGTTGATTTTCTAAGTTTGTCCCGCATTGTTGTCAAACTTTTACAGCTCTCTAATCTTTTTTCTTACAAGGTCTCTCAGTGCATCTCCATAGTAGTTCATCAGCTCTCGCCCGAGGCCTGAGGTGAGGAACTCTACAAACAAGCCTTGCTTTAGGACTTCTTCTATAATCATCTCCACCGTTCCTTCTGCAAAATTCCTCTTGTCCCAAACCCATCTTTGGTGTGGCAGTTGCTTGGGGGGGTTGGGTGGGCTTTCGTTCTCTTCTTCTGCATTCCTCTTAGGCTTTCTTCTTTTTTGCTTGTTGAAAATATCTTCATACCTTGGGAGCGGTTGGGCTTCTGGCTTTTCTTCTATCTCACAATGCCAGCCTTTTACTTTTTCAGCCAGCCATTCTCTGCTTGCAACCTCATACCCGCTCCTTTTCCATGCCTGTTTGGCATACTCAAGGTCTTCTATATGCGTGTATGTAAGCGTGGATCTTATGTTGAACTTCTCAAGCTCCTTTTGGGTTTCCCTTGTTGCGTCAAAAAGCATCTGATCGGAGAGGACAACTACTTTCTCGTTTCCTCTCTCAAGGAAGTATATCCACATCTACCAGTATCTCCATCTCCCATCATCCCCTCGGCGGTATTTGTCTGCACTTTTGTATATAAATAAGGAATATTCATAGTTGATTTCACACGCGCTTCTGTATTGCTTGCATTCAGTCCCTACTTTACGCACGCACACCTGCCCCCTTCTGCAATTTTGCCGGCACTTCTCCCACTCCCAAGAACCAGCCTGTCTGCACTCCCGAATAACCCAATATCCACCGTTGTATCTCTGATAAACAATCCATAGGCGTGGGACAGGATTGCTTTTGATAAGCGTATTCAGATAATAGGCAAAGGCGTAAAAGTGGTCTTTGCTGTATGGCTTTGTGTAATCAGGGAATAATGGGCGTAGGACTGGATCAAGGAACTTTGGCGTCAATTGGAAATATCCAACTGAGCCGTGCCCGTCAGTGCTTTCTCGCCACCGACAGCCCGTCTCCTTCTCCGCAGTGGCTATGTTGTAGTGAGTTGGGTAGTCTTTAGCTATGTATCTTTCTGTTGCTTCTCTAATGACAGGTTCAAGCTTCAAACATCTGGGATTAGCCCAAAGCAAAGACAAGCCCGATATAAAGTAAGAGAGCAATAGCGTAAATCTTCTCATATGGGTGCTCCCATTCCACGAATCCTATCTTCGCCACCCTTGTGATGTAGTAATAGACCAATCCCGCAGAGGCAAGGGCTACCTTGCGGGCTATTGCACTAAGGAGTGTGGGCTGGTCATAGACATAGGCAAAGGCTACAAGCATAAACACGACTGCAAGGGTTATATCAACGCTGTAATGCTTTAGTATTCTTTTGAATAACTCTATTGCTTGCATGCCTCTATCACCTCCCGGAGGAGCTGGTTTTCTCTCTCAAGTCTAAACATGTAATTGAGTAAAGACTGCAATTTTTCAGTGTGTGGTTGGTCCGGTCTGATAACGGGTCTTTCAGTCTTGGGAATATCAGGGACAGGGCATTTTACGATGACTTCTTTCTCTATCACTTGTGGCGTGGTGGCACAGGAGAACAGAAACAAGCTAAGGGCTAAAATGCTTACTCGCTTCATCTATCATCTCCTTTAGCGACTCACACTCGTTTTGATGCGGTGGGACGCTTATCTGTGGGACGGGCTCGGTGGCTTTTTTCAGTAGGGCGGTATATCTCTGTTCTATCTTCTTTTTATCAAGTTCGCATTTGTTTTTTAGTTCAGAATAAAGCTCTGTGTATTTGACGAGGTTCTTCTGTGTGGCTTGAAGTTCTGCTCTGCACTGAGATAATCTTTCAGCAGTCTTTATGTACATTTTGCGTTCAATAAACAAGCCGACTGCCAACAGCCCGCTCGCTATGATTAGCACCAAGAACAAAGCCCAGCTCATAGGAACCTTAACCTTATTTTTCTTCTCACCGTCCCACCAGATCCACCACCACTACTACCGCCGAAATTGAAATTCTCTATCCAATCGTCCCGTCTCTTCTTAGCTAAAAGTCTTAGCGTTCTCTTTATTACGACATCATTAGCTTTGCGATTAGCTGAAAATTTCAAGCCTCGTGTGATTTGCACGCTATAGTTTGCCATCACTCTACCTCAGGCCCTTGAAAGTTCTAAGATGTAAGTAAACGTAATCGTGTCTCCAGCGAGGACGCTAATCGGAGTAGCAAGCACTGAACGATCAAAGAAGTGCCAAATGCCTTGAGAGAGGTTATATGCCCACACCGCATGCTCTGAAACGGTGGCGGGTACGGAGTATGAAAGCGCGGCAACAGACCGCAATCGGTATATCTGATTTGTTGTGTCAAAAAAGTAGTCGTAAATAGAAGCTTGCACCGGTGTGGTCTGTATCGGAGATTGTAAAGCTGTGTCTGCAAAGTTCTCAGGACCTGTCCCCGTCCCAGAGGTGTGCCCAAGGGCTATATGCCACGTGTGGCCTCTGGAGAAATTATTATCGTTGTTATAAAATCCTCCAAGTGCTTTTAGAAGCGTAATCATACCTCTGTTTGTGATAAGCTTTTGACTCTGCAGTCCGTAATCAATCTCTTCTCCGTCTCTTGTAATTTTCTTCGCATAAAGTTTGCTTTCAACGACAAGCAGTTCCGCCTCGGGCATTATTAGTTTTCTGAATACTCTTAAAAGCTTGTGTCTCATTTACTCCACCTCCATCACACGGATTTCTTTGTTGTTTGCGTATGCATAAACCTCAAAGCCGGGCAGGAAGTTGAAGGAAATAGTGTCTCCCGGGGCAAGCTTAAAGCCGTTTGTGTTATCTACTGTGCTGTTTCCGATGTAAACATCGCCGTCAGAAGTGTTTTGAATAATCACCCATCTTGCCTTGGAGTGGAGGTCTATTCTCACCCTACCGCTTACGGTTATCGCCCTTGTCCCTATTATTCTTCTCAAAGTCTCTTGCGTTAGCGGTCTATACTCGTAGCTCATAGTAGCCTCCTTTTAGCTTGTGCTCTGATCAATGCAAACAGATAGATGTCGTTATTTGCATACTCAACTGTGAAATCTGTCAAGGGTAGCTTGCTGTAAATCTTCTGCAAGATTGCATCAACTTCAGACTGAAACTCGTCAAACTGGGAAAGCTTCTTTTTGTGTGCTACGATGATAACAAAGCTTGAGACTGTGCCGTTTCTGTCTATTTGTTCTCTCTCTAAAAATACACTCATAAGCTTTTGCACATCCGCCCTTAATTCCTCGGGGTTTTTGTAGCCGAGGGTGTGGGTGTAATCTGGAAATAATGCGTTCAGTTCAGCATACAAATCTAAAAGCCTCATGCTCTTTTCACCTCGTAGCTTTGAGGACTTGTCCCGGTGGTGGTCATTGTTTGTCTGTTGAAAAGGTTCTGCAGTTCATTCTGCATCTTGAGATACATATCAGACTTTTCGTAGTATTTGCTGTCTTCAGACTGTGCTAATCTCAGATACAGTCTTCTCAGTGCTACTATTTTTGCGTATTCTTTTGCCCACTCAAGCCCTGCGGAGTTGAGAGCCTCGGGCTGGACACCGTATAAAGCAAGCGTTCTTTCTGTAAAGATATTAGCAAAGCTTATATCAGTATCAGTCGGGCTTATAGGTTCATCGGCAAAGTCTGCGTGTGTGATAAACTCAAAGCTCATATCACTCCCTCCAAAGCTTTCATGAACTCTACGGCCACCTTTTTAGCCCTGTCCTGCAAATTTGCAAAAAAGAATGTATAGGGTTTGCTGCCCGGGTGGCTGACCCTCTTTCTAAAGATGTAGCCCTCGGGAGTGGGAATTTTCAAAGCTTTCCTTCTTTTTGGTATTATAGTATGCGGTTTAGTGCCAAATTCCACCCACTTTGCATAATCCGCTTGTGCTATGATGCGTGCGGAAGTGTCTGTTGACATATACCAAGTGATAGACCTTTGGAGATTTCCAGTGCGGGGCGTGAAAGCCCGCCCGCTGTCTATCCAGTCATGGATGTCTTTCACATACGTTTCCGCTGCTATCATGAGTGCTCTCCTAAGACCTTTTTCTACTGCGCCTTGTTGTAGTATCTGCGGGAGTTTCTTGTTCTTCAGTTCTACCCTCATCTTCAATAACCTCTATCTGATTGCCGTATATGGCTATAAGCCTTCTCAAGAGGTGTTCAGGCACAGGCTCTACCGACACGCCATCCTTAAAGTTGATAACGCCCCCGGGGAAGTAGAGGGGGCTATCTCCTTGCCACGGGATTTTCACTCTCTTCATGGTTAGTTATTGATATTGATTATTTTTGCCACGTCCCATTTGTTCTTGCTTGCCATTGAGACATACCATTTGAGTCTCCACTTTCTTGCGTCCTTGTTCTCAAGTCTACCCACTTCTTCTATCACCACGCCCGCATTGTCTCCCATGTAAACTCCGTGAACTGCGGTTGTTCCAAGTCTAACTGCGTAGACGGAAGTAAGCCCGCCGACGATAGGGATGTATTCATTTCTGAGGATTGGAATTCCGTTGTAAGCCATCACAGGTCTTCCGAAGTTGGGCAACATCACTTGCTCAGGCGTGACGTAAAGAGTTCTGAGTAATGCTTTTATGGAAAGATAAGTTCGCGGATGCACTATAATTGCAGTGGGCTCCGCTCCAGGGGGGAATTTCTCAAGCAGTTGGTCAAGTAGCTGAAATGAAATGGGAGCACCGCCCGGACCAGCATCTACGACCATGCTTGGGTCTACAAACCTGTCTAATCCGTCAAACTCATTAGGGTTTGCACTATTTCCTGTAATGAATAACCTCTTGTATGCTCTTATGATAGCTTCAGATGCTGCAAGAGTTTTCTCAAGCACACGGTCTACAAGCTGCTCTACTGCTGTAGCTTCAAAGTTATAGACTACCACATCTGCGGCGATCATTGAGATCTTGTTTTGCATAACGGTACCAACGGTGTCCACCTCTGGGATGGTTCCGTATGGGTCTACTACCGACGCCGTAGGCACTTCCCCGGTGCGATACCAGCTGTAGATATTAGTAGCACTTCTTGTAAAGGGTAGTAGAGCGAAGAGTTCATCCTTATCTGCCATGTACTCAATAACTGCCCTTTCTGTGCTTTCTGCGGAAAGCCTACCTGCTATAACTTTCAATACACTCATTTCGTACCTCCTTTCTTAGTTTTTTTTGTCATGTTTATGCACCTCCTAAAAGTTTTCTCAGGGCACGCTTAAGTTTCTCTTCTGGGCTTTGCGGTTCTGTTTGTTCTATGTTGTGAGGAGCACCAGAACCGCCAACCGCTCGGACAAGGAACGGGTTTTCATTCAAGAACTTCTCAATAGCAGTATCCACATCATCTCCGTCTATGAGAATTTCATTGTTGTTCTTGATCTCTATCTTCTTCTCTGCTCTGAGTAGCTTCAAAGCTTTATCAGCGTCTATCACCTTGTCCGCAAGTTTGCTTTTGACTTTGAGTTCAATCAATAGTTCTTCTTTTTCTTTCTGCAGTTGCTTGAGTTGTTCTTTGTATTGCTTTTCTATCTCTTTAGCTTTCTTTCTCTCTTGTTCTAAAGCCTCGTAAAGCTTACCCTTCTCCTCTAAAATCTTTGCTTGCAAATCATCCCAGTTTTCAAAACCGAGGTATCTTGCTTGCTCATCCAGATGTTTTCTAACGAGCTCTTCCACATTGACAATCTCTGCTTTTTGTTCAACCTTCTGCTGCGCTTGAGTTTGCTCTTGTGTTTGTTGCTTTTGCATTTCCTCCATCACTTATCACCTCCGCAGTATTTGTCGTATAACTCTTGTGCTTTAGCTTTAATGCTGTCCTCTCCGTGCATGCCAGCTAAACGGATAGCAGATCTAAGCATGTAGCAATTGATGGAGCCGTCTTTATTTCTGTATGGGTAGCGTCTATTCTTCTGATCAAGGAAATAATCTTCGGGTAGTTTCTCTCTTTCACTTTCTCTGTCTAACCACTTCAACCTGTCCGTTGGGATATTACGCACTTCGGGCATGAGATGGAAAAATAGGGTAGGACAACATAGGGTCTTTCGCATTTTGCGAAAACAGAGTGTACTGAATTGCCTACTGTTAGATTATGTAATGGGGTTGCAACACGACCTTGATGATGTGAAAAAAATTGAGGAGGAGCTTGAAAGATATGGCAGACCATTTCTGAAAGCAAGCGAGGTGGCAAAACTTTTGGGTGTTTCACAAAGGTTAATACACTACTACTGTCAGCGAGGAGAAATCTTTGCGATAAAGCTCAGCCCACGAAGAGGAAAAGGGAAAAGAGGAAAGGGAGGGAGCTGGCTGATTTACAAGGAAAGCTTGATAGAGTTTTTGCTAAGAAGGAACAACTACGAGGTGTTTTGAAGTCTGAGGTCTTGGTTTTCTTTGATTTTGTGAAATTCACAGTAGCTTCTTAACCTGCTAAGCAAAGCTTCTGGGAAGGACTGAACTACTTTCATGAAACCATTTGAGGTTATGAATAACGGCTTTTCCTCAAGTTCCGCATGGTAAATGAGCTCTATTATCATCTCTAAGCGAGCTTGCGGGAGGGAGGAGATGATGTCATCTATCAGATATGCATCGTGTTCTCTGTACTTAGCATACAGCTCTTTCAAATCTGGGAACGAAACACAGCTTATGTATAGTGGGTTAGAAATCTCCCGAAGTTGAAGCAATTTCGCAATTTTCCACGTGCTTGCTATACTTTTCCCTACCCCGGGCGGACCCTCAAGAATTATTCCTCTTTTCCGCATATCCTTTATTTTCCTAATAGCTTCCGTTTCTTTTATCCCATTTAAGACGACCCTTAGATATTTGGCTGGGAAACCGTTCTCTTTCATTACTTGTTCTATTTTCTCTTTACTCAATGCTTTAAGCACCACTCTAACTGTCTCTCTCTCTTCTATCATGAAAACACTTTCGTATTCGTGTATTTTGGCATTTGGAAATACAGTTCTCACTTCTTCTATGCTTTTATACACCTTCCTCATTTTTTCACCTCCTCCCACCATAGGTCTATAAGTCTCCAGAAACAACCGTCATTTGCGGCTGGTGCTGTAATTTGGACAATGGCATGAACAATGTATTCTCCTTCTGTGTCTGTAACCCGCACGGTGAGTTTGTATATTTTGTCGTTGCTGTTTATCACCTTGACCTTCAAGAGTTCTTGCGCACCTTCTACTAACTCTTCCATAGCAATTCTAAAAAGCAAGCTTCTCTTCCAGTCTTGTTTTTGTTTATAGCCACGGGATTTCATCATCGCCATCCCTCCAGAGTTTGTTTTCTTCCTCATCACTCCATCCTTTGAGGTAATAAGCCTTCCCCCGCTGATTGTCCGGAGAGCTCCATTCTGCGCTTTGCTTTTGTTTGATGTTGGGTAGCTGTTGCCGAAACTGGAGGATGCCATTGTATTCTCTCCGAGAAGATTTGAAAGCTTCGTAGTCCCTTTTCAGACTTGCTATATCCTCTCCGTTCCGTTCGTATATCTCCATTAACTCTTTGAGATGTTTACCAATGATTTCCTTGAACGCTACAAACCTTAGGGCTTCAGGCGGTCTGTTATCCCAAATTTTCAAATACCACCCCATTAAGTGTTGCAACTTCTTTCCATTTCCTTTCTTCTCTTCCTCTTCCCTAATCTCTGCCTCAAGCCGGGCTTTTAACTCCAGCAATACCCTTAACGCCCCTCTTATGTCTTTTTGCATGATAAGTTCAAGAACTCTTTCTATTTTTTTCAAAACTTGTTTCTCTGTCATGCCTCTGCCCTCCTCTTCTTCTTCATCTTCATAAACTTGCTCTTTATCGCCTCGGGCTTGCGCCCAAGTCTGAATGAAAGCTCATGCAAAATTTCAGATTTACATCCGTGTCTAGACAGAATGTCCCATATTAGTTCTTCTTCTTTCTCATACTTGCGACGTTTGTCCTTATGCTCCTTATTCCTCCTTTTCCTAATGCATTCTGGACAGTGCTTATGGTTATCCCGGATCGGAATGAATTTCTCGCCACAAATCTTGCACTCTCTTTTTACTTTTTCTATGGTTTCACCGGGAAAACTAAACACGGGCGGGTCCTCGTTCAGGACCTGGAGGATGCCCGCCCTGGTCTGGGCTTTTATCAAACTCCTTATCTTCTCTTTCGCATATGATCTTAGGAAGGACGGTGGGTTAAGTTCTTTCAACACCATCCAAGGCGTAAAAACTCTCAGCTTTAACATAACCTGCCAGATTTTCCCGTCCGTCATAGTGGCTTACCTCCCGAGGACTTTGGCTATTTTCTCTATTGTTTCTACTGTGGGTTCTGCTCTCTGGTTTTTCAAAGCCTGCAAGACTATCGATATATCAAGCGTGGTCCATCCTTTTTCTTTTGCATAGTGGAATATCTGCGTCGGATCTGCCTGTATTCGGTATTCTTGCATTAGAAAGCGTATCGTTTCCTCTGTTAGTGGCTGAAGCTCCTTCTTTATGGCAAATCTTTTGAACAGGCTATGGTCGTGGGATGCGAGCAATTTGGGGGTGGTCTGGTCTCCGAGGAAGAGGTAGGCAAATGCTAATTCCTCATCCTCGCTTAAATCTTTGAGTTCGTTTAATATACTCTGTTTTCTGAGTATTCTCTGTGCTTCGTCAAGTATGAGAATGGGTTTGAGATTGTAGAACAAGATGTGGTGTTTGATCAAGTCAAGTGTGGCTTCGTAAGTAGCTCTCGCACCGCAGCCCAAACTAAAACCTATTAACCGGTAAAGCCTTCCACGTGTTATTTCACCATCAGGAATCTTGATATAGAATGTGTCTTTTTCTTGTCTCGCTATTTTTTGTGCAGCTACCGTCTTTCCCACTCCCCACTTGCCCCATATCAGGGCGTGGAGAGGGACAGCCTGCTCTGCCCTAAGACGTCTTAAAGCCTGGATAGTTGCGATGAGGACTTGCTCTGTATGCGTCGCGTACGTCATGGCTCTTCACCTCCTAAAAGAGTTTTAGTGGATCCCACTCCTCTTCCTCGGGTTGAGGTTGAGGAGCGGGTTGTAAACCTTGCTCAGCGCTTAAAAGCTCCAAAAAAGTTAGAGTGGCGGTCTCTTTTTGTTGCTGTAGTTGTAGTTCTTGTTGTTCTATCTCTATGAGTTCCTCCTTGAGTTTCCGTTTTTTCCTCTCTATTCGTTTCTCTCTGTTTTTTATGGCCTTAAGTTCTGTAGAGTCCAAACTGGGTGCATCAGTGGATATTAGCTTTGCATATCCCAGTGGTTGCCTTTCTTGTGAATCCCACACCTCTAAATACGACGCATTTTCAAGGTCCCGATA